GTGACGAGCGCCGTCGTAAGCTCGATTGGATCACAGAATACAAGTTCATCCCCTGGCGTGGCGCGTATGCCATCGGTATGCCCCATTTGATTGGTGGGCTGACCGCGGCCCTGACGGGCTCGTTGCGTGCGTTGATGGACGCGGCCCACATCAACAACAGCCAGACGCTGTTGAAGCTCAAGAACAGCCGCATGGGTGGCCAGACTGACCGAGTGGAGCCGACCCAGGTGGTGGAGATCGAGGGCGCTCCGGGTGTTGACGACATCCGTAAGCTGGCGATGCCGATGCCGTTCAACCCACCGTCGCAGGTCTTGTTCTCATTGCTGGGTTGGCTGACAGACGCCGCTAAGGGCGTGGTGAAGACGAGCGAGGGCCGTATTGCCGACGCTAACAGCAACGCCCCGGTTGGAACGACCCAGGCGCTGATCGAGCAGGGCAGCAAGGTGTTCTCGAGCATTCATGCACGCATGCACCGCAGCCAGGTCAAGAGCCTGCAGATCCTGTCTCGCATCAACTACTGGTACCTGGAGGATATGGACAACCAGTCGGGTGCCAAGGTTGAGGTTGCGGACTTCAAGGACAACTCAGACATTAGCCTGGTCTCTGACCCCAACATCTTCAGCGAGACCCAGCGACTGACCCAGGCACAGGCCGTGTTGCAGCTGGCCCAGAGCAACCCGCAGATGTACAACGTGCGCGAGGCCAACCTGCGCATTCTAAAGCTGATGAAGGTGCCCGACATCCAGGCGATCCTGCCGGACCCGAAGGGCGCGAACGAGAGCAACCCGGCGCTCGAGAACGTGCAGATGACGATGGGCGCGCCCGCGGCGGCGTTCCCGGACCAAGAGCACCTCGAGCACATCAAGGTTCACCTGGCGTACATGCTGGACCCGTCGTACGGTGGCAGCCCGTTGATTGGCGCGGGCATTCTGCCGCTGATGATGGAGCACCTGAAGCAACACTTGACGCTGCACTATCTGCAGTCCATGCGTGGGTTTGTGTCCCAGGCTGCGGGCGGCGAGGACGCGTTCAAGCTGCACGAGGAGCGCAAGCTGGACAAGGACGCGCAACAGGCGCTGTCGATGGCGGCTCAGTTGGTGGCCCAGGACTCACAGCAGGACTTCCAGGCTATCAACCCGATCATTCAGCAACTGGCGCAACAGATGCAACAAGCCAAGCAGGCGCAGATGCAACAGGCGGCGCTTGCGGCCGACCCGGCGGCTGGTGTAATCATGCAGACACAGCAGGCCGAGACACAGCGCAAGATGAAGGAAGCCGAGGCCAAGTTCCAACTCGAGCGCGAGAAGATGCAGGCCCAGATGCAAGACAAGGTGCGCGACATGGAGGCCAAGCTGGCCGAGGTCATGGCCAAGTTGAACCTGGACCGCGAGCTCCAGGACGCAGACAACGCCGTCAAGATCGCACTTGCCGACATCAACAACGCGTCCAAGGAGCGTGTGGCGTCTATCACGGCCAACGCGCAGCTGGACAACCTACAGCTGGCACAACAGCACCAGCAGAACCAGACGGCGCTCGAGGCAGAGGCACAGGCCCACGCTGACTTGCGCAAGCACGGGCTGGAAGAGGTGCGTCGCCAGCAGGACCAGTCTCACCAGCGTGCGCTGGCTGCACAACAGCAGCTGGTTGACATGCAGAACCAGAGTTCACAGCAACAGCATCAGGCCGCGTTGGCCGAGATGCAACCCAAGCAACCATCACCAACAGGAGAATAACGATGGCAGGTCAAATCCCAGACATGGGCTTCCGTAAAAACTACAAAGTGACAGGCAAGCCCGGCTACGCCGGCGGTCCTGGTCAGGCCGTTGAGTCTGGTCCGTCTGGCTCGAAGCGAGCCGACAACGCCAAGCGCGCACTGGCTCAGGTGCCGGCCGTTAACAGCAAGGGTCTGTACGACGCCAAGAAAAAGTAACATAAAAACCGCCTTATAACATATTTATGTTATGTAAGGGCGGTTAATGTTAGCTTTATGCGTATTTAGTTATACAGGAGGACTTTCGTATGAAAGATCCGATATACACAACAGTCTTCAAGCTCAAGGAAGTGATCCAGGACCTGGAATACGCCGCCTTGAATGGAGCCGATAGCTGGGACTCATACAACCGGCTTATTGGAAGAGGCCAGGGTCTGAAAGAGGCCTTGGAAATTATAAACGCTGTCCTGCAAGAGGACGAGGAATCAGAGTGAGCACTGAGAGTAAGTATCAGGTTGATGGTCGTAGTGAAGACGACTGTTTTCCGGTTGTAGAGCCGGGATTTCAACCACAAGGGAACCGTATCCTGGTTCAGCTTCGTAAGGCCAAGGACGTTAGTAAGGGCGGCATTTTGCTTGTCTCTGACACCAAGGCAACCGAAAAGTGGAACGAAGTGATCGCGAAGGTCGTCAAGCATGGGCCCCTGGCCTATAAAGACGTGGCAACCATGGAGACATGGCCCGAGGGTCCGTGGGCAAACCCCGGTGACCTGGTTCGCGTGATCAAGTACGGCGGAGACCGATGGGCGGTCCCGCACGGCGATGGAGAGGTTGTGTTTATCGTGTTGCAGGATCGCGAAGTGATTGGCAAGATCGATAGTTTTGAAGTAGCGCGGACGATGTTCCCCGCATTTGTGGAGTGAGGTTTTGAATGAAACCTATTGATAAGCTAGAACAGCAAGAGGACGTGGCGATCAAGGAGCGGGACGATGGTACCGTGCTTGCCGCGCTTGAAGACAAGCCGGATCCCTTCCAGACGGAAGAAGAGGGCGAAGAGAATGAAGTCGAGTCTCACGCAGAGGGTGGCCAGGTTGGCGACGACGAAGGTGAGGACGGCGAAGACGAGGATCGTGAGGCACTGCGTGCCGCCCGCCGCGAAGAGCGCAAGCTCAAGAAAGAGCTGAACAAACAGCGCGAGGCGAGTGCAAAGCACAAGATCAGCGCCCTGGAGCGACGCAACGAGGAGCTGGCCAAGCGGCTGGCCCAGGTGGAGAACACCGCGGCGAGCTTCCAGATTGCACAGATCGATCGTTTTATTGAAGACGAGGCGACTCGAGTCGAGTACGCCAAAATGAAGATGACGCAAGCGGCCCAGGCCGGCGACGTCAACGGACAGATGGAATTCATGGATCAGTACCATGAGTCCAAGAATCGATTGGCACAGGCGCAGATTGTTAAACAGCGCCAGTTAGAGGAGGCTAAGAACCCCCGCAACAATGTGCCAAACCCTGTGTCCGCTTCGGTGCAACGTAACGCAACGCAGTGGCTACAGAATAACAGCTGGTACGACCCGAGTGGCGAGGACGTGGACAGTCGGATTGCTAAGGTGATCGACAACTCCCTTGCAAGTGAAGGTTGGGACCCCTCGGACCCGGAGTACTGGGACGAGCTGGACAATAGATTGAAAGAACGTTTACCTCATCGGTACACGGGTAAGGCGGGGGCAACGAACAGTCGTAGCCGCCGAAGTGGCACCTCGACGGGCCGCGCGGATGTGAGCGGTGGGTCCAACCCCAAGAACACATTCACGCTAAGTCGTGAGCGAGTGCAGGCATTGAAGGACGCGGGCATGTGGGATGACCCACAGAAGCGTGCCAAGGCGATTCGCCGCTATGCTGATTTTGACCGTGCAAACAAGGGGTAAATAAATGAACAAACGAATTTCACGGGACCTGGACGATCGTCTGCAGGACCGAGTAGAAGAAATCAAAGAGCGACAGTCAAGCCTGTCGCCTGATGAAGTAGTGCGGCGTGAGAGGCTGGAGGCCTTTCGGGACAAGTGGGCCAACACCGCGCTACCGGACATTCCTGGGGGCATGATCCCCGGAATGCACCTCTGCTGGTTGTCAACAACCAACCAGTATGATTCAATCGACAAACGCATCGCGTTGGGCTATGAGCCGGTTAAAGCCGCCGAATTAGGAAAAGGCTTTGAGAACTTAGGCAAGATGAGCTCAGGCAAGTTTGAAGGTTGTGTCTCTTGTAATGAGATGGTTCTTTTCAAGATCCCCGAAGACATCTATCAGGAAGTCATGAGGATGCTGCACCTTGAAGACCCGCTTGAGCACCAGCGAAACGTTACGGCCAACGTTCGCTCGGCGGCAGAAGCAGGCAAAGGTGGGCGCTCAATTCTTGAGGGTGGCATGCTGGAGATGGAGAGAGAAACCAATCGAGCCGCATCTAACGTGCGGTTTTAACCAACCAAAAAGGAACCAAAAACAATGAGTGCAACTTACACTCCTTTTGGCCTGAAGCCGGTTTACCATCCTAGCGGTTTGGTCCGTTCGTTGAACTTCACAGGTGCTTATGACACCGCGGCGACGTTCTACAGCGGCACACCCGTTTCTTTGGATGAGGCAACCACTGCAGGCGTCTCTACATTGATCGTTGCCGGCGATTCGCCGGTTGCTAACAAGCGCATCGCTGGTGTGTTTGGTGGCGTGGAATACACCGATGCTTCCGGTCGTCGTACCGTGAGCAAGTGGTTTGGTCCCGCCCTGGGCACCGCCACGGACGTCGTGATGTGGATTTTCATGGACCCCGAAATTGTGTATGAGATTCAAGCTAACGGCTCGATCGCTAACACAGCCGTGGGCCAGGAGTTCAACTTCACCGCCGCCTCGTCGGGTCAGATCATCGGTAACGGTGGCCTGGGTACCTCGACAGCTGGTTTGGATCCCACAGCCGTGGTTGTCGGCGCACAAGGTCAGATGCAAGTCGTGAACCTTGGTCGCGAGATCACCAACGCCTGGGGCGACGCCAAGACCATCGTGCAGGTCAAGATCGCCAACGACACGTTCGTTGCCGCAAACGTTGAATAATAACTAAGAAAGGAAGTAGCACATGGCAACCCCTATGCGCAGTACAGACTTTCGTGCGGTAGTCGAACCTATCCTCAACGAAGTCTTTGACGGAGTTTATCAGCAGCGCGATGACGAGTGGAAGGGTTTCGTTACCCAGATCACCGGCATTCCCCGTAACTACCACGAAGAAGTGATGCTGTTCGGCATGAACACGGCTCCGGAAATGCCTGACGGCACCCCCGTCTCGTATGACCAGGGCGGTACGCTGTACATCACCCGATTCATCTACAAGATCTATGGCCTGGCTTATGCCCTGACCAAGGTCCTGATGGAAGACGGTGATCACATCCGTATCGGTTCTACCTTCTCGAAGCACCTGGCTCAGTCCATGATCGAGACGAAAGAAACCCTGTGTGCCAACCTGCTGAACTTCGCGTTCACACCCGGCTATGTCGGCGGTGACGGCGTGACGTTGATCAACAACGCTCACCCGATCTCCCAAGGTCGTACGTACAGCAACAAGCTGTCTACAGACGCCGCCATGTCCCAGACGTCTGTTGAGCAGTTGCTCATCCAGGTCCGTTCTGCTGTGGACAACAACGGCAAGCGTATTCGCCTGAAGGCGGAGCAGCTGGTTGTTCCCCCGGCCCTGGAGTTCCAGGCCGAGGTGATCCTGAAGTCGGTCCTCCGCTCTGGCGGCGCCGACAACGATCTGAACCCGATCAAGTCTACTGGCATGCTCCCGAACGGCGCTCACGTAGTGACCCGTTTGAGCTCCAGCAAGGCCTGGTTCGTTCAGACAAACGCAGAGAACGGTCTGATGCTGGTTATGCGTCGTCCGTTGGAGCGCTCGACCGAAGGCGACTTCGAGACAGACTCTATGCGTTACAAGGCCACCGAGCGTTACGCTACCGGCTGGCACGATGCCCGTAACCTGTACGGCACCTCCGGCCTGTAATTAGGCCCCCAGGCTGGGGGGATCCCAGCCAGTTAAACGCCCTGTCTAAAAAACAGGGCGTTTTTCTTTGTTTTTGTGGATAGTTCTATTTGAGCCTTATAGTAATGCAGACCGCCCAACGGCTCGGGATGGACGCCATAGAGACTGCATTATCAACCTTCCTATGGAGAAGAATCTATGTCAGTAACATTCAACACCCCCGTTCGCGTTTTCAAGCGCAATAACCCCACCAACGACGGCACGATCGCTCCGGACAACACCGGCGCGGCCATTGTGTCTCGTGAGAAGGCTGTCGTTGGCGGAACCGCCACCACCGTCGTTATCCCCGCCGGTGCCATCGTGCGCAGCGTGACTGCCTACGTGACGACAGCCGCCGGCGCCCCCGCCACCCCCAACGTGACAATCGGCGCCACCGTGGTTGGCACGCTGTCCGACGCCGCTGGCATCAACGCTATCACGTTCGGGTCTGGCGCTACCGCCGTGGGTCTCCTGGCCAACGTGGGAACATCGGACGTCACCCTGAGCTACACCGCCGGCGCCAGCGCTGTGGGTTATCTGTCTGTTGCTTGGACCGCGCGTAACCCCGACGGCACCATCACCAACACCGGTGAAGGCTACACCAACACGTAAGGAGATAGCATGCGTCAAGTTACTGTTGCTGCGAACGTACCCGTTCCCATCGACCAGTACCTGACGCCTATCAACGTAGCTTACGTTGCAACAGGCTCAGGTACTGTCGAGGTGTCATACACTGACCCTTTCCCCTTGAATGCTCAAGGCTACCCGGAACCCAACGGCCCCACGTTTGTGTGGATCGCTGCTCCGGCTAACCCCATCAAGGACGACCCCATTCGTGCCATCCGTGTAACGGGGGGCACGAACGCCACGCTGACTGTAATCCAGGCCGGCGTTCGGTAAACATGGGCAACGCCTACTACAGCGGCGTTTATTGCGACACTCGCGGACAGCCGGTCTTATCGATCGCTGTCTGCGACCGTTGCAGTCGCAAGGTTCCATATTCCTTGCTGTCCCGCGACCCCAATTCCCCGGCTCTGATGGTGTGCCCGGCCGACAAGGACGTTTATGATCCTTGGCGCTTGGCCGCGCGTCAGACCGAAGTTATTACGTTGCGTCATCCGCGGCCCGACGTCTCTGTTGCTATTCCTGGTAAGGGCGCGCCGATCCCCAACGCACCTAACGTGGCCACGCTGAACCAAGGCCCAAACATGGTTGGCGACGGTGTTGGTAACGCGTTGACACCCGCGGCGTACGAGAACGACACACCGATCCCAACACCCGGCGACATTAAGAAGACCTAAAAATGGCCGACATAAGCATACTGCAGCTACCGCCGACTACCTACGTCAATCCGACAGACGTAACGGTGATCGTGCAGGACGGCATTACCAAAAAGGTTGATGCTGGAACATTGCAGGCTGGTGTGCAAGGACCCCCAGGGCCTGCGGGCCCGCGGGGACCCACGGGCTCAGAGGGCCCCACGGGGCCCACCGGAGTTGCAGGCCCAACGGGTAGCCAGGGTGACCAGGGCTTCACGGGGCCCACTGGGCCACAGGGTGTTGTAGGCCCTCAAGGCCCGCAGGGCGATCAAGGGCTTAAAGGCCCGACGGGCCCAACCGGAAACAATGGGCTTGACGGGCCAACCGGACCCACAGGCGCGCAAGGCAATCAAGGAACCGTGGGGCCTACGGGGCCTACGGGTGTGCAAGGCATTCAAGGAAATACGGGTCCTACCGGTGCCACGGGACCCACGGGCGCAGACTCTACGGTGGCTGGACCCACCGGCCCAACTGGCTCCATAGGTCCCACGGGGCCCACGGGTGCAGACTCTACGGTGGCCGGACCCACAGGTCCTACGGGCCCCACCGGGCCCACGGGTGCGCAAGGTAGTTCGTCGAACCTGTTCCTGTTCCAAGCCAACACAACGGCAACGTCAGGCTACCCCGGCGACGGGTACATGCTGTGGAACAGCGCAACGCAAACAACGGCAACGCGTCTCTTTATCAGCCACCTGACAGACACGGGCGTTGACGTTGATCTGTTCTTGGCGGTTCTGTCTGCCGGCCAACGTATTACGGTGCAGGCTCAGGGTTCAAGCTCGAGCTACCAGACGTGGCTAATTACCGGACCTGGAACCAACGTCAACCCTGGCGCGGCAAACAGCTACTGGGAATTCCCGGTTTCGTTGGTTACTTCCGCCGGCGCGGGCACCACGGGGTTTGCAAACGACGCGCTGTTGGCGGTTGCGGTTATCTCCGGCATCGTGGGTCCCACGGGCCCCACGGGCACGGGCGGCGCGATTGGAAACTGGGGCTCGTTTTGGGACACGACAGATCAAGTTGCAACCGCGGCCAACACGGCGTACCCAATAACAATTAACAGCGCCGATCCGGATAACAGCGGTGTTAGCGTGGCGTCGGGCAGTCACGTAACGTTTGCCAGCGCCGGTGTTTATAGCCTGACGTATTCAATTCAGTTTGTCAACACAGACACACAGATTCACGACGTTAACGTCTGGTTGCGAAAGAATAATAGTGGTAGCGCGG